TCACAGCCACACCCTTACGGCAAAGCCGCCTTTGAAAAAGTAGGTGTTCGTGTAATGTCCATCTGGTGGAGCGAAACACGCAATATCCGAACACTCAAGCGTGGCTGTGTTCTGTCCAGATATGTTGAAGGTGAAGACAAATCTTCGACCCTTATCCCCGTTGTCATAGACATACACAGAGTTCACCAAAGTGTCAATCACCCTGCGCCTATACTCCACATTATCAATATCACCGCTCTTGAACGAATGAAGCCAAAACATTATGCGCTCCTTCGTCAAGAGCGGTTTTTTCATTTCTTCACGAGCAATTTGACCCTCAATGTTGTTTTTCTCTTCTTCAAGTTCCACCAATCTATCCTTGGTAGTAGAGGTTATAATCCCTTGTTCGATTGCGGTCATTATGTTCTTAATTTTCTTGGAAACCTCTTTGAGTTGATCTTGTAACCCTTGAAGGTATGTGGTATCCGCAGATTCCTTCTCGATGATTTCCATAGCCTTTATTGCAATACGCTCTATGTTTTCATCGGTGAGTACCTTTTGAACGGTGAAGCGCACAACCACTTCCTCAATCCAATCTTTTTTCTCGACTGCCTTTTTACACTGGTGCTTTCTTTTTCTATCTATGCACTTGTAGTAATGATGAACCTTCCCGGACTTTGATGTACCACTCTCGCCGACCATAGCAGAGCCGCAGTGACCGCAAAAGAGCTTTGTGGTGAGGAGATAATCGTCCTTGGCTTTATTTCTTGCACGAGCTGAGAAGTTGTGCTGTAAGGTTGCCTGTACCTTATCGAATAACTCTTTGCTTATGATAGGCGGTATTCCTCCTTCTATTACAACATCGGAGTAACGATATATTCCGATGTATCTGTCATTTTTGAGCATGGTTCTAAGGCTGTTTTTGTTAAAAGCATTTCCTCGTGAAGTCTTATAACCCTTCTCGTTACAATGATTGATGATTTGGGTTGCAGACATACCGTCAGCATACATCTGGAATATCTCTTGTACAATTTTTGCGCCTACAGGGTCTACCTTGTACTTCCGATCTTCGCCCACAACATATCCCAATGGCATACCTGCCCCACCAATGGCAAGGCATTGTAGGGCGTTTTCCCTCATACCTCGTTTGATGTTTCGTGACAAGTTTTCACTATAGTATTCTGCGTAGCCCTCCAACACAGACTCAAGAATGATACCCTCCGGGGTGTCTGGCATTGGTTGTTTGGCATAAAATATCTTAACGCCATTCTTTTTCAGTTTGGCTTTGTAGATGGCAGAGTCATATCTATTTCGAGCAAAGCGGTCAAGGGTATACATGATAACAGCGTCAAACTGTCCTTTTTCGCTGTCCTTGATAAGCCGCTGGAAGCTCGGACGATTATCAGTTTTACCCGATATGGCTCGGTCACAGTATTCATTTATGACCGTCATGTCGTTCTTCAAGGCGAACTCGTGACACTCACGAAGCTGTCCCTCTATGGACTCTTCTCTTTGATTGTGGCTCGAATATCGAGCATAGATTACCGCTTTCGTAGTATCACCTCCAACTGTTTTTTCCTTTTGAGTAAATTTATCGGAACAACCTTCTTACACCGCAGAAGTTTCGTTATCCCCCTCTAACTCCTCTCGGTTTTCAAATTCATACACCATACTCATGAACTCATGTTTTGCTCGTCTCGACAGAGAACGATAAATATTCAATATGTCCTGTTCGTCCTCGTTCTGCGGAAATACCTGCGGAGCGAGGTCTTCTTTTGTAAGGTCTTCTTCATCCGCAAAGAAATCCATGATAGAACACTCTAAGATTTCAGCCAACTTCAACAGCTCTTCTTGGTTTGGGATAGACCCTTTCTTATTGATCGCAGTCGTGTAAGCGGATTGACCGTTTTTGATTTGCTTGATAACCGCAGTAAGGTTCGTTCCTTTCTTGGCACAAATGCGGTTGATGTTCTCGGCAAATGTCATAAGGCAACCTCCTTCTAAAAATTATTCAAAAAAGATGAATTACCCTATTGACAATTCAAATAATAAGAACTATAATAAGACCATGCAGTTCAGATTAAGTGAATTGGCAATAAGAAACCAGCCCCCTCGGAATTGGCGTTCCGAGGAAGTTGAAATAGGTGAATAGTCCTTATAAGAATAATAACAATAATTCGCCTATTTGTCAAGGCAATTCATATTATTTGAACTATGAAAGGAGGTAAAAATATGCGTCAAATTCAAGAGCGAATGAAGAAGCTCGGTATCAAACAGGTGGATTTGATTTTGGAACTGCGTAAGCGAGGTATCGTAGTTCAGCCACCCGAAATGTCGAGTATCATTCGAGGGATTTATACCTATCCCAAGGCAACGGTTGTTCTCAATGAATGTGACAAAATCCTCACAGAATATGAGTCTAACTGACGCACAGGTAATCGACCTCGCACGACCGTTGATGGGTATACTGGAAGCATTTTACCAAGACCCGAAAAATGAGGAGGATTTTCAAAAATGGCTACGGAATGTAGAAGCAAAAAACACATCACAAGAGTGAGAGCTACAAGGCTCTATATGGTACTCGCACTGCTGGTGCTGATCGGAGGAGTAGCCGGGTTTTTCATCGGCAAGTTCACAGCACCTCAGAAAACAATCACTGTTACAGACAAAGTGGAAGTTCCTGTCTATGAGTCGGATATGTTGGCACAAGAGTCCGATGTATTTATCTATGATATTCCACTATCCGACAGCTTGCAGAGATATATCTACGAAATCTGTGCAGATGAAGGTGTTCCTGTAACACTGGCACTCGCCATGATTGAACATGAGAGTGGCTTCAATCCAGAAGCGGTGAGTTCTACCAACGATTACGGTCTCATGCAGATCAACAAGGTAAATCATAGCTGGCTTGCTGAAAAATATCGCACCGCCGATATGATGAACCCTTATCAAAATGTATTCTGCGGTATCTCTATTATCGGTCAGTACATTGAAAAATATTCTGATTACGGAAAAGCTCTCATGGCTTACAACATGGGAAATTATGGGGCGCAAAAGGCTTGGGAGAACGGTGTAAACAGCACCAAATACTCTGAAAGCATTTTGGCTCTGATGGAAAAATACGAGGAGGTGTCCCATGACAAATAAAAAGCTCGGAAACGGCTTTGAGTCTGATTTTTGCGAAGTGCTTTTCGCAAATGGGTTTTGGGCGCACAACCTCGCTCAAAACCAAGACGGACAACCAGCCGATGTGATTGCCGCCCGAAACGGAAAAACATACCTTATCGACTGCAAGGTGTGTAGCAACAGAGGGTTTGCCATGTCACGAATGGAGGAAAACCAAGACCTTTCAATGAGTCTATGGAAATCCTGTGGGAACGGCGTTGGTTGGTTCGCACTGCTTCTTCCTCAGAACCGTATCTACATGGTGTCTCATGAGATCATGAAAACGGCTCGACTTGGAATGTCTTATCTGAGCGAAGAGCTAATTCGTAGGCATGGAGTGCCTATCAGAGAGTGGTTGAAAACAGCGTGATTATCACTGTATCAAACACCCTTGCAGTCGAAAACCCAACAGCAGAAATGCTGATGTGGTGCAAAAATAACCTATCGTTACCGAACCCGGACTACGCAAAGAAAGCTCGTATGCACCTGTGGCTTGGTAACACACCCAAAACCATTGACCTTTTCGAGAGGGTTGGGACGAAGCTCATTCTCCCTTTCGGTACGCTAAGAGACCTGCCGGACTTCGTAAAGCAAGACGCTGTATTTGTAAGCGATTTTGCCGCCGCACAAGAGGTTTCATACGGTGGTGCTGATGTTCCTTTGTATGACTATCAAGAAGCGGCTGTGGACGCTGTAGCGGTGCAACAGTATGGTATTCTTCAAAGTCCTGCCGGAAGTGGCAAGACACAGATGGGAATTGCTCTCGTGAAGAGGTTTGGTAAGAGGGCTTTGTGGCTTACCCATACGATTGATTTGTTGAGACAGAGTAAGGAACGAGCAGAGCGATACATGGATAAGAAGTGTATCGGTACTATCACTGAGGGTAAGGTAAACATCGGAAGTGGTATCACCTTTGCGACCATTCAGACCATGTGCAAGCTCGACCTCGCCCGATACAAAGACCTGTGGGACATTATCGTTGTGGACGAGTGCCACCGCTGTAGCGGTACACCGACCGCTGTGACGCAGTTTTCAAAGGTACTTAACAGTTTGTCAGCCCGACACAAAATCGGTCTCTCGGCTACCGTACACCGCTCTGACGGTATGATTGAAGCTACCTATGCTCTTCTCGGTCATGTGGTCTATACCGTACCCGATGAAGCGGTTGGTGACAAAATCATGAAGGTTGGTATTCTCCCGGTCGGAACAGGTGTCACCATTGACCGAAAGTGCATGAACACAGATGGCACTCTGAATTATGCAAAGCTGATTTCTTACCTCACAGAAAACCTTACTCGTGAGGAGATCATTGTAAACACCATCAAGCTCAATAAGGGTAAGAGCTGTCTCATTCTGTCTGACAGGCTCGGTCACTTGGAACACCTTATTAGTTGGCTACCTGCTGACATGAGGAAAGACGCTGTGATGGTGAGTGGGAAAATGACTACCAAAAAAGGTAAGGTAGAGCGTGAAAAAGCCATTGAAGATATGAGAACTGGCGAGAAAAAGTACCTGTTCGCCACCTATTCGCTGGCAAAAGAGGGGTTGGATATTCCTCGTTTGGAGAGGTTGTTCCTTACGACACCTCAGAAGGACTACGCAGTAATCACTCAGTCGATAGGTCGTATCGCTCGAACCTTCGATGGGAAGTCAGACCCTATCACTTATGACTTCGTGGACGATATAGCCTACCTTGTCAGATCGTACAAGAAACGCTGTTCTACCTACAAAAAGAACGGTTGTTACTTTGTAGAGTAGGAGGTGCGGTATGAACCAAGCTCTACTGTCGAGTGGTCAAGACCTTTGGGAGACACCTCAGAAGTTCTTTGACGAGCTGAATGAGGAATTTCATTTTACATTGGACGCTTGTGCAACGCCCGAAAACGCAAAGTGTGAAAAATATTTCACAGAAGAAGACAACGCACTGGTGCAGGATTGGAGTGGAAATGTAGTTTTCTGTAACCCACCATATTCTCGTAAAGGCGGTCAAGACCTGTTTGTGAAAAAGGCATTTGAGGAAAGTCAGAAACCAAACACAACGGTTGTGATGTTACTTCCTGCCCGAACTGATACAGAACGCTTTCACAGGTACATATGGGGGGGGACGCAGAAAAACGAAATTCGCTTCATCAAAGGCAGATTGAATTTTGAACTCAATGGTAAACCGCTCCTTGCAAAAAATGGAAAGCCGAGTCCAGCTCCTTTCCCATCAATGATTGTGATTTTCAGAAATAACTCTGATTGGCTGGACAGGCTGTTGAAAGGAGACATCGAATGAGACTTATAACCTATGACTGTGAGGTTTTCGCACACGATTGGCTGGTTGTTTTCAAGGACACAGAGACAGGTAAGTACACCGCCATATGGAACGACAATGACGCCCTCAAGATGGCACTGTCTGAGGACTGTGTGTATATCGGTTTCAACTCGAAGCATTACGACCAGTTTATCATCAAAGCGATTGCCCTTGGTTACTCCGCAGAGGAGATCAAAAAGGTCAACGATTATATTATCAATGGAGGTCAAGGTTGGGAGTGTCCTATGTTCCGAGACCAGTTCTTCCGTTTCAATAATGTAGACATTAAAGACGATATGCAGATGGGATTGTCACTAAAGGCAATCGAAGGGCATTTGGGTATGTCCGTTGAGGAGTCTACTGTATCGTTTGACATCGACCGACCTTTGACAGAAGACGAGAAAAAAGAAACTCTAAAATATTGTATTCACGATGTAGACACCACTGAAAAGCTGGTGGAACTTCGTACAGACTACCTCAAGAATAAAATCAACCTTGGAAAAATGGCAGGTCTTGATGAAATCAAGGCTATGGGTATGACGAACGCCAAGCTGACTGCCGCCATGCTGAAAGCGTCACCTCAACCGCATGACGATGAACGCAAGTATGTTTACCCGGACAACCTGCGAAAAGAGTTCATCCCCCCGGAAGTATTTGAGTTCTTCGATAAGATGTATGACCCTTCCATTTCCGATAAAGACCTGTTCGGTGGAAAGCTCAATCTGAATATCGGCGAGTGTCCTGTCACTCTTGGATATGGTGGTATTCATGGTGCTATCCCGAACTTCTTTTGGGAGGAAACAGAGGACAGAGGGATTTGGAACGAAGATGTAGGAAGTTATTACCCTCACCTTTGCACCATCAATGGGTATACAAGCCGAAACATCCCTTCACCGCAGGTTTATGAGGACATATTGGAACGCCGTATGCAAGCAAAAGCGGCTGGTGACAAGGTTACAGCAAATGCACTCAAGCTGGTTTGTAACACCACCTACGGTTGCTTGCTGAACAAGTACAATGACCTGTTTGACCCTCTTATGGGACGCTCGGTGTGTATCAGCGGACAGCTCTATTTACTGGAACTGGCTGAACACTGCTACCAAGAGATTGAAGGTCTTCGCATAGTCCAGCTCAACACAGACGGTATCATGGTTGAGTGTAATAAGAAGGACTACGACAAGTTGACCGAAATCTGTAAGGAGTGGCAGGAGCGAACAGGTTTTGACCTTGAAGAAGATACCGTTGTGAAGATCGCTCAGAAAGATGTAAACAATTATGTCGAAGTTCAGCCGGGAGGTAAAGCAAAAGCCAAGGGCGGCTACCTTGTCAAGGGTATTGCTCCTGCTGGTGCGTTCAATGTGAACAACTCCTGCGTAATCGTGGCTACCGCTTTGAAAGAGTATTTTGTCAACGGTACTCCTGTAGAAGATACCATTAACGCCTGTGACGATATTTTCCAGTTTCAGATTATTGCAAAAGCTGGTGCAAAATATCGTGAAGCATATCACCTTGTCGATGGTGAGCAAGTCCCGGTACAGAAGGTAAATCGAGTATATGCTACGGCTGATACTCGATACGGAAAGCTATTTAAGGTCAAGGCAGAAAATGACGCTACCGCCAAAATCGAAATGCTCCCGGAACACTGCATTATCGACAACGACAACCACTTAACCATTTCCGATGTAGATAAGAGCTTCTATATCGACATGGCAAAGAAAAGAGTAAATGACTTTTTGGGTGTCAAACCCGAAAAGAAAACAAGGAGGACAAAGAAAATGGCAACTACCAAAACCGAAAATGTGTATCAAAAGTTGATTAAGGCGAGAGAGCAGTTCTTGAACGCCGATGTTCAGAAGACTGGTAAGAATATGCACCTGTCTTTCAAATACTTCGAGCTGGACGATATTGTTCCTACCGCAACTCGCATTTTTTCAGAAATCGGTCTCGTTCCTATCGTGAATTTTACTGTTGATGTGGCAACCATGACGGTAGTAAACACTGACAACCCGGAAGACACTGTTGCTTTTATTGCTCCGTTTAACCAGATCGCACCTATTGTGAGCAACACTGGCAAACAGGCTACCAATGAAATGCAAGCCCTTGGTTCTTCCATCACTTATATGCGCCGCTACCTGTATATGATGGCACTGGATATTTGTGAGAGCGATAGCATTGACGCAAATATCGGAAAACCTGCTCCTGCCACACCTGCCCCGGAAGCTCCGAAAGCACCTGCTACTCCTCAGCAGAGACAGGAAGTAAAGCAGGAACTTACTGCCCCTGCTGATAACGCAACCGCTTTGCAGATTAAGGGACTCAAGAATGTGCTGAAAAAGCTCAAGGACGCTGACCCTTCTAAGGAAGAAATGGTAGCTCAGATTGCAGTTCAGACCAAGGGATTTACGGAAATCAGCAAGGCTGACTGTGAGACCCTTATCAATAAGATTTCTACCATGCTGGAAGGAGGACAAGCATAATGGCTGATATTAAGTGGCTTGAGGACAATCGCTTGCAGATTGCTCCTCCCAAGCGTACCAAGAAAATCACTGGTACTCGCTTCGCAACAATCCTCGGATTGAACCCTTGGTCTACTGAGTTTGAAATGTGGTGTGCTATTACGAAGACCTTTGAGCTTCCTTTTGAGGACACCATTTATACCAAGGCTGGTAAGACCATCGAGCCGAAACAGGCTGAATACATGAAGAAATCTTACGGTATGGATTTGATTACTCCTACAGACCGTTACGGAGAGGACTACTTCAATAAAACTTGGGGAGATTTCTTCCCGGAAAATGCACACCTCGGCGGTATGTGGGACTACCTTGGAGTGAATGAGGACGGTGTGGTTGATACCGTACTGGAAATGAAAACCACAAAGCGTATTGAGGACTGGCAAAATGACGCTCCCGAGTATTACGCATTACAGGCGGCTCTCTACGCTTATCTGCTCGGTGTTGACAATGTTATCATGGTTGCTTCTTTCCTTGACGAGAAGGACTATGCAGACCCTTCCAAGTACACCCCGAACATCAACAACACCATTACAGTTGAGTTTAAGGTTTCCGAGCGTTACCCGGACTTCGCAGAGAAGGTAGCAAAAGTTGAAGCGTGGTGGAGTTCTTATGTGGAAACAGGTTTCTCTCCTGTTTTCGATGAAAAGAAGGACGCTGAAATTCTCAAGGCACTGCGTACTCACAATCTCACCCCGGACACCGATATTAACGCTCTGATTGCAGAAGCGGAAGGTCTCAAAGGCGAGGTTGACAAAGCTACTGCGGCAATCTCTGACAAGGAAAAGCGTCTCAAGGAGATCAACGACATTATCAAGGAACACGCTATGAAGCAGTTCCGTCCCGGTGATAAAAAGGTTGAGGTTAAGGGTTCTACTTACACTTGGGCTATTTCTCGCTCGGAGACTACAACCATTGACAAAAAGGCTCTCGAAGCAGACGGTTTGCTTGACAAATATCAGAAGAAATCCGAGCAGTACCGTATGACAATCAAATAAGGAGGACATTGAGTATGAAATTCCAGAAATTCGTAAAATCCATTGGTTCTGAGGGTATTGTGTATGTTCGTGAGAACGGAGATCGTTGGCTTGCTTCCGGGAATGTGTTCATGAAAATTCCCGATGATATTCGCAGTATTACTGCGGAGGAAGTTACAGATATGCCGGAAGCTATCGACAACATCATCAAGTATGACTATTCCACCGAACCCTGCGAACTCCATAAGGCGATTATGCCATACGCTGACGGTGTAATCAAGGATTGTGTGCGTATCTTCGCCACTGCAAATTGCCTTTGTACACTGGCTATTGACAACAGCGCATACGCCCTTATCGAAAGTAAGCGTGATGTAATCGAGATGTCCACCAAGTACGATACGGAAGCAGAAATGACCCTGTTGGTAAGGCTCTCGTTATTAAGAGTCCTTCGAATATGATTGAGGACGAGGTTGTTATCGGTCTGATTTTCCCTATTGAGTATGAGGAATAAGGAGGAACGACAATGTACATCAATCCATTTTTCGCAGGTATCGTTTCTACCGTAATGGTGGAACTTATTGCAATCATCTGTATCGCCCTGCATATGGGTAACGAGAAATAATTTAGGAGGAATTTACAATGGCAAGAATACCTATGACGAGTGGTTTCACTCTTATTCCCGAAGGAACTTATGTGTTCCGAGTTTATGGAGCAACCTATGACGAAGAGTTTGGCAAGATCGAAGTCAAACTGGTAAACGCCGCTGGTATGACTCATACTGAGCGTTTTTCCATCAAGGACAAGAACGATGAAATGAATGAAAAGGCTCTGAACGCTTTTTCCTACTTCGCTAAGACCGTTATGGGTGATTATACCCTTGAGGACATTGACCCGGCAGAACTGGTAGACCATTTCATCTGTGCCGAAGTGGTTCATACGAAGCTCCCTTCCAACAAAGACCCGAACAAGACCGTTACCTTTGCGAACCTTGGTGACAAGTCTCCGGCGGAATACTTCGACACTGAGCCTGTGGCTCGTGCGTTGAGTCTCGGTAAGGAAGGTAAGACCCCCGACCCGACCACCAATCCTACTCCTGTTTCTAATCCTGCCCCTGCCGCTCCTGCGAAGGGACTCGATCTTGACGCACTGCTTGGTATGTAATAGGTGTGGGGAGCTATGCTCCCCTCCCTTTAAGGAGGTAGGAATATGGAACTCAAAGATAGTGGAAATCGTAGAGAGTTTACAACCGGGGCAGTCAGAGATATTGGTGATGGCAAAGGTAGATGTGATCTACTCCCCCTCAGCGTGATTGCTGATATGGCGAATGACACCATTTTGCTTCGTATCGACCAGTACATTCGTTCCGGCAATAAAACCTCTCTCGTAACCGCAATCGAAACTTTTGCGGCAAAGCAGTACGGAGACCTATATACAGCCATGTTGGAAGTCTCCAAGCATTATGAAGATGGGTGCAACAAATATGGAGAGCGTAATTGGGAGCAAGGTATTCCAATCCACTGTTACATAGACAGTGCTGTTCGCCACTACATCAAGCACATGAGAGGAGACACAGACGAACCTCACGACAGAGCGTTTATGTGGAATATTCTTGGTGCGCTATGGACTCACGATTATAAACCAGAGTGTCGTGATCTCCCATTCGTAGATAAGGAGGTAAACCATGACTGAAAGAGAAAGACACGACCTGTTCTTGAGCGCAGGTTTCAACAAAATCATTTCTGAGGACTTTAACACCTATCTGCTGGCAAATGGTTTTTTCCGTTCCCCGGCAAGCACAAAATATCATGGTATCTATGAGGGCGGTCTGTTCGACCATTCCTTTGCTGTCATGAATAGCTTGGTAGGTTTGTCCGCACAGAACAATCTCAAATGGCAGAGAGCAGAAAGTCCCTTCATCGTTGGTATGTTCCATGACCTCTGCAAAATCGACTCGTACCGACACCCAAAAACGAGTGAGCTTTTCGATGGTGACAAGGTGTGTCCGATTTACGATGAACAGGCGTGGGAATACAATCCCGACACCTTTATCAAAGGTCATGGGGACAAGTCGGTTATCCTACTCTCTCAGTTTATGACACTGACTGAGGAGGAAGTCATGTGTATTCTCTACCACATGGGGGCTTTTACCGAGAAAGACCAGTGGAGAAACTACACCAATGCAGTACACCTTTATCCAAATGTACTATGGACACACCATGCAGATATGCTCGCTTCTCATGTGGTAGGTGTTTGATATGCCTGTTTTCAAGAAAAACAAAGGTCATATCTTCGGGGTTCAATTCAGTGCAAAAGAGCAGAAAGCCATAAATGAAGAAATTCTTCGTCAGTGTGCCGAGTTCGATAAGAAGAACGCCAACGAGATTGACGCACTGGTTTTATGGCTACTTCATGAAAGATTTGGGTTCGGGAAGAAGCGTTTGCGAGCTTTTTATGACTACTTCCTAACCGAAATAGACGCTCTGGTAGAGCATTACGCTATGGGTGACGAAGATAAGGCATGGCTTTGTACCTATAAGCTGAAACAATACGGCATTGACATTGAAGAATGGAACAAGGAGGTAAAACAATGAGCTACAAGCTGAAAAATGTAAACGGAAAGGTTACTTTCCTTCTTCGCACAGGCAAGGACATGGTGCAAAATCAGATGTCGGTTGCTTCTGCACAGCATATTATCGACAATGGAAAAATCATGAAATTCGATGTGAACGGTTATCCCATCAACATTGACAACAAATGGTATTTCGAGGGAGAAGTTTTCAAGAGAACAGCTCCTAAAAAGACGGAGGACGCTTAAATGAGAACATACTACTCTGAGTACATTCAGCACTGCATGAGATTTTATGCAAGACACCCTCACCCTAAGTTCCATTCTGACGCTGATAAGCTCAACTGGAACGCTTGTGACAGTGCTATGAGAAGTTTCACCGACAGCGAGAAGGACATTCTTATGACTGTGTATCGTGAGGGTGATACCATTCCCGATAACATTTACAATGTTTCCGTAAGCCGCAACATCAAGCAGGACAGTGTTTGGAAACTTGTGAACGAGCTGGAACGCAAAGTTGCAAAAAGGAGAAATTTGATTTGACACATTCAGAGAATATCCCGGAAGAGCTAAAGAGATTGACTCAATGGGTTTGCGCTCAGAATGACAGCAAAGTTCCTATGATGGCGTGTTCGAGAGAAGCCGCTTCCTCTACCAATCCTCAAACATGGGCTACCTTCGATACGGCTCATGAAGCTGTGTCGAAGGGGTTCTATGATTACTGCGGTTTCGTGTTCAACGATAACGGATATGTGGGTATCGACATTGACGATGGTTACGACCAAGATGGTTTTATCAGCCCTCTTGCCGCTGAGATCATCGGTAAGTGTCAGAGCTACACAGAGAAATCGAAAAGCGGTAGAGGTTTTCATATCCTGCTTAGAGGGACGCTACCATTCAAAGGTAAGAACAACCTCGCTGGTGTGGAGATTTACAAAGCGGCACGATATTTCATCATGACTGGTGATACGCTTCTGTTCAGTGATATTGAGGAAAACCAAGAAGCCATTGACTATGTGGTTGAAAAGTTCTTCCCGGAAACACGCAGAGACAAGGACACATCGGAGTACGGTAGTCGCATTTATTCTCCTATCTGGACAATGCCGGAAAACAACCGTATCAAACTTCGACCTGTCTACCCTCGTATTCCAGATGGTAGCCGTAATATTTGCTTGACCTCTCTTGCAGGTATGCTTCATAACCAAGGTTATAGCAAACAACAGATTTACGATGAACTGCTTTATGCGAATACTGTTGCGTGTGACCCACCTCTCGATAGAACTGAAATCAGAACCATTTGTAACAGCGTGACCCGATACAAACGATAATCGAAAATCAACACGAAAAAGATAATTTATTTCATTTTAAGGATTGACAAACAATCTTATTCGTGTTATATTGTAATCACAGTCGGATAACAAATTATCCGAAATGGACTGTCGGAGGAGACCGACATAAAATAATCATCTGTCGGGACACCGGGCGTAGACAGGTGTAAGCGGCAATCGAAGGGGTCATGGGAAACCGCTACCGAATGAAACCCCTTCCTTACATAAGGAGGTTATTTTCATGGCGAGAATTATTGATTACCGTAGAGGGGACATTTACTACATAGAAGCAGGTGGGGTTTGCGTTGGCTCTGAGCAGAAACCCGGTAGACCGGGTGTTATCGTTTCAAACGATCTCGGTAACAAGCACTCTTCTAATGTGGAAGTGGTTTTCCTCACTTCTCAGAGCAAAAAGGAATTGCCCACTCATGTCAGCGTTATTTGCAAAGTTCCGTCCACCGCTCTGTGCGAAAACATTCAGACTGTTTCGAAAGAACGACTCGGTACATTCATTCGTGCTTGTTCTGATAACGAAATGAGAGAGATTGACAACGCTCTCCTGTGTTCTCTTGGTATCACCATCCCGGAGGTAGAGAGAGAGAGCTTGAGGAGTCCGATAATTTCCCTCCTTCCACCGAGCAAATCAGCGTTGCAGAGATTGAGCGAAACCTGTACAAGAGCTTGTACGAACAGCTTTTAGATAAGATGGTGGTGGCTCGACTTTGAAATGTGATGTATGCCAAAAGGACTGTCTCTGCCGCACCTGCCCCAACAACAGGAGTTGCAGGGTAGCTCGAAGAAAGCGTTGTAAAGCAGTGTGCTACTGCTCCATAAACAGAAAATTGAAGGAGGAAAAAGAAAATGAAAGTGACTCTTATCCAAGCAACCGAAAATCCTATTGAGGTTATTTCTCAGATCGCAAGTATCTGTTATGACAGTGACCCGAAGAACTCTCTCGGACTGGTGAAACACCTGTACCGTAATGGACATCATAGCGTGTTCGAGCATATCTACTTCACCTTTAAGATTGAAGGTATATCTCGTGCTTGCTCTCACCAGCTTGTGAGACATAGACACTGTAGCTTCACTCAGAGGTCTCAGCGTTACTGTTCGGAGGACAATTTCGGATATGTAACACCACCTACTATTGCGGAAGAATGTTTCTCAGATGGCATGAAGACACTGAATGAATGGTACAACGATTATCAAACAGGTGGTAATGTACCAAACGAGGACGCAAGATACCTTCTTCCCAATGCCTGTGAGACTTCTTTGTATCTCTCATGCAACCTGCGTGAACTTATTCACATGGCAAACGAAAGACTGTGTATGAGAGCGCAGTGGGAAATCCGAGACCTTGTAAAGCAGATGATTTCCCTTGTAGACCCTGCCCTTCATTTTATGCTTGTGCCTAAGTGTGAAAGCGGTCGCATTATCTGTCATACCCCTTGTGCAAACAGGGAGGTGTAATCATGGGCAACCGTATCTCCAAGGACGCATATTACCTTGGTATCGCAAAGGCTGTGTCCAAGCGTTCCACTTGTCTTCGCAGACAGTATGGAGCAGTAATTGTCTGCAACGATGAAATTGTAGCCACTGGTTACAATGGTTCTCCGAGAGGTGAGGTCAACTGCTGTGATGTGGGTATCTGCCATAGAGCGAACTGTGAACATAATGACGGAAACTATGCTATCTGTCCTGCCGTTCATGCTGAACAGAACGCTATTATTTCCGCTTCGAGAGCTGAATTGCTTGGTTCTACCCTTTACCTCTATGGTTACGACTGCGAGACCCAAACCAGCGTAAAAGCCATTCCCTGTGCGCTGTGCGAGCGAATGATTAAGAACGCAGGTATCGGAAGGGTGGTGTCGGAATGAACGAGGATAACAAAATCTGCCCATTATTTCTCGCTTCCCCAGCTTTCAAGACAGTGAAAGGCTGTGAGTGCCGCAAAGAAGCGTGTGCTTGGTGGGTAGAGGACAAACAAAAATGCGCTATCGCAGTGGGAGGTGAACGAAATGGTAAGCGATAGAGAATTATTCGAGCTTCGTAACGGTCGAGTAATCATGGACGAGGACTTGTCTGAGAAAATGTATATCATCAAGTCCTATCACCCGGAAAAAGCGGACGAAACCAGCTCCGGGTTTGAGTGGTCGGAAATGGGTATGGCAAACCTGTTTGGTATGCTATATAACCGGGAAGCTCGTTATTGTACAGAGCATAAAAGCTGGTACACATATCATGAGGGCGCATGGCGCAGAGACGAAGGAGCAATCCTCGTGTCCGAGAAAATCAAAGACTTCGTGAGACTTATGATTTTGTACTGCGGTGAAATCGTAGACGATGAAATTCGAAAATCATACACCTCTTTCGTAAATAAGATGGGTGACAGGCGTATGCGAGATCGTATTCTCAAGGACGCAACAGGTGAGCTTCGTATCTCTGCAAACGAGTTCGACTCTGACCCATATCTTATTAACTGTCTCAACGGTACTTACTCTCTCAGAGACTTTTCCTTTAGAGAAGCCAAGTGGGATGATTTTCTTACCATGCAAACCAATTTCCGTCACACCGTCCGCAGGGACATACGCTGTGAGCGTTGGGAGACCTTCATTGACGAGGTTACACAAGGAGACAAAGACAAGGCAGATTTCCTGCAACGCTCCCTTGGCTATTCCATCCTTGGTATGAGTAATGAGGAGTGTATGTTCATCCTACATGGTAAGACAACCAGAAACGGCAAATCCACCCTTCTCAACACGATTGAGACTATGCTCGGTGATTATGCCAAGGTTGCCCCGGTTGGGATGATTTGTAAAGGTGATAGATCAAAGGACGCAGAAGCCGCTTCCCCTACTCTCGCTGGTCTCAAGGGTAAACGCTTTGTGACTATGAGCGAGTCCAACGAATACGGCAAACTGGACGAGGAGAAAATCAAACAGTTTACAGGCGGTGAGGAAATCTCCGCTCGTGCTTTGTATCAGTCGGCAATCACATACAAGCCGCAGTTTACCTTGTGGCTTTCCTGTAACGACCTTCCGATGGTTACGGACAAGTCCCTATTTGCTTCCGACCGTATTAAGGTCATTGAGTTCAACAGACATTTCAAGCCGGAAGAACAGGACACGCACCTAAAAGACGAACTGACTTCCACCGAAGCCATGAGTGGTATCTTCATGTGGCTTGTGCGTGGGTACATCAAGTATAAAGAGCATGGTTTGATAATGCCAGACCACCTCAGATCGGTTGTCACCAAATATGAGCGTGAGAACGACCTTGTGTTGCAGTTCCTTGAAAATCGCTGTGTGCGTGTTCCCGAAGATGAAGAAAATCCGTATGGCGAAAAGAGCAAACGAACTATCATCAAAGCGAAAGACCTGTACCAAGCGTTTAAGATGTGGGCAAAATCAGAGGGCGCACCTGTCCTGTCAGCTCGTAAGTTCAACTCCGAAATGGAACGACACCCGGAATGGTTCGACCGAAAATCAACTTCCAGCGGTTTCGCAATCTATTGGGGTCTCAAGCTCAAGGAGGTGCTGTAGTGCTTACGGTTTTTCGGGTTTTGATTGATATTTTGAACATAATTCTCGTATTTGTGTTTTTCATCAAAACAGCTAACTCTTATTATAAGAACGACACGCACTCCATGATTTTCAATGGGTTAATGCTTATCGTACTTTGTATGTAAGGAGGTGTCAATAGATGATTGATAAAAAATGTCTATCCTGTGACTTTTACGACCCGGACTTTGAGTGTACCTGTCCGTCTCACGAAATGTGGTACGCTTGCCCTCTTTCTCCCGAACCTACACCCGAAGATTTTGAAAATGGAGGTAATGATAATGAAATCTAAGTTTTTACAAACTCTACCGCAGTACTATTTCGACAGAGACGATTTTACAAAAATGTTCTTTGAGGTCTTCGGTTCTGACGATAAGGTATTCGATGTAATTGTTGCTTGTCAAGGACACGAGTGCTTTGATAGTTTCCATCTTTACTATGCCAATGACGAGTTCTACATTATCCATTTGGATAGCGGAACTATCATTAACTGGTACAAGCACCTCGGTCGCACAAACACTTGCAACAAAGAAGGGTTTGCGCTGGATGATTTGAGAGAGTTCTTGAAATTACTCAAATCTGATATGGAGGATTGATTATGAAACCATTCAAATTTGAACAGGCAAACAAGAACCTGTTAAAACCCGAAAATATGACTGACGAGGAGTGTTCTTCCTTATGGGTATATAACGATGGAACGCAGTGCGTCAGTTGTTGGCGGCTGACATGGAAAGAACGACTCAAGGCTTTGTTCTTCGGTCGAGTATGGTTGGCTGTACTTGGTGGAGAATCACAACCTCCTGTATGGCTTTTCTGCGACAAGACAGTATTTGTGAAGGAGGTATCGAAATGAAAATCAAAGTTGAGCATGAAGTTTCTCCCGAAAAAGAGACTTGCACTTACGATGGGGATTTTTGGGGAAAGAGTATTTGCCGGTATCACACTCACAGGGATAGAACGCATGGTCGAAAAGCTCCTGTTGAGCGACATCTTCCGAAATGCACATTATTTGATTGTTGGCTCGAAAGAGATTATGTAAAGTGTGAAGCTTGTAAAAATGCTTGTACCGAAGATTGGAGTGACGAAGGTGGAGAATAAAATGCTTACCGAGCTTCAAGGTATGCTCGAGGACATAAACTCAAACGAGATTGTCTCTCACATACTGGACGGTACTCTCCTATCGTGGCTCGACTCTTGGAAAATGAAGTGCTGTATGTTGGTAGCGTTTCTGTTCGAGAGTGATAAGGCAAATATGGCAGAGCTTGAAAAGCTGAGACGAGAAAACTTCGGTCTCAAGACTACGGTTAAGAATCAGCAGTCTAAACTTGAAAAGTTCTACCACAACTATTAGAGGGAGGTAAGTTAAATGAAGCGATATAGAGTCATGGGAAATTGTACTCTAGTATGTAGCATGGTGGTCGAAGCAGAGAACGAGGGCGAAGCTATTGAAATTGCGAACTCTGAATTTGGTGGTCTCACTAATTATGCTGGCATGGGAAGTTGTGATTGTCTTGTAGGCGTACTTACAAGCGAGGGCGAAAGGTCTATCTATCCCGACAGCGACCCTGTTTTCGATGATTGCGAGGAGGTATAGAAATGAGTTGTTATAACTGTAAAGCAAAACACAACTGCTCCTCTGCTGTGCAGGAAGGTTCAGTAATGTGTATGGTGAATAAACTTCATTACGGCGGCACTCATGACGAGGAAGAACCGCAAAGACAGGTCGGTTCGTTCTGTCAGTATTGCGGCAAGCCTTTGAAGGTCTACGGCTCTGAAAGGTTTTGTAATAACCCTCTCTGTCAGAACAGATATGTGAATGTGTGAGGAGACACAGATGTATGCGATACAAAACATAAAGACAGGTAAGTTTGTCTATGGCACAGACTACCGCTACTATCCTCGACATCAACGCACGAGTTTTGAAAAAATGCTCACATACGATGAATACTTTTTCGCCGAGTGCGACTTTCTCAGCCGAGGGTGCAGTAAAGATTACAGGATTGTAGAACTCGAACCTGTAAAGGTAAAGAGCGTGTTGCCTGTTGTGAAGGAGGTGCGACATGAGCGACTTTGAACTTCTAAAGGCTCTGCAAAATGAGCTGGTGGAAACTCTTGAGAACAGAAAAAAGGTAGAGTATTTTACTCACGAAACGAGCAAAGCAAAGATAAATCGACTTCGACTTTCTCTCAATGAGGTTATGCTTCGTATAGAAAGAAAGTGCGGCTCTTACTATAGAAAAGAGCCGGAAGCGTGGGAATAACGCAAACAACACAAATCGGATTGAAAAATAATCTAAAACGACATTTGGTAAACAATCTTTATAAGATTAGTATTTGTCTTTTGATATTTTTCAGTTGAAGTAGTTAAAGTAGTGGATAATCGGTTTTTGCGTATAAGTTCTCTTATAAGGGGTCTATATAGTAAAAGTTATACGCAAAATGCTTAAAACAGCTACTTTAACTACTTTATAATAAGAATAAGAAAGAGGACTCTCCGGCTGTAAGAGGACTCTCTGAGGAGGTAAAATCATGACAAAAAAGGCTGGTACAGACGGTGAGGTTACTGTCATTAAGAAGCGTGGTAGAGGTGGTAAGAACTCCCCTGTCATTGGTAACAATGGGTTGATATTAGAACCCGGTGACAACACAAAGATTTTGGAAGTCAATATGGCTCTGCTGAATTTCCCGAACATTGATATGAAGGATGTTGAACAGGTACAGCAGAGACTTAACGACTATTTCATGTTGTATGCACAGGCTGATTTGAAGCCTACTGTCGTTGGTATGGCTATTGCGTTGAATGGACATTCGAGACAATGGCTGTGGGCTTTGACACATGACAGACCTTTGGGTGGTAGAGGGAATGAGATTTCGTTGCCGCCCGAAGTGACGAACACCATAAAAAAAGCGTATTTTTTGATGGAGAACCAGTGGGAAACTTACATGAACTCCGGCAAGATCAACCCTGTCTCTGGTATCTTCCTTGGAAAGAACAACTTTGGCTACCAAGACAAAACCGAATATGTTGTCACACCGAATGTCCAGCAGGACAACGACTATAACGCCGATGATATTCGAAGCCGCTACTTGATCGACTCTGAAAACGACTCTGAGAGCGAAAACGACTAACGACTATCAAACGACTATCGACTATCGACTATGAACCGCCTTTTCCGGCTCGCCCGGATTGGGCGGTTTTTCTTTCGATTTTTGTCCGATTTTCAGCGGTTTCTATTAACGCTTTACAGCAATAAAGCAAAATTGTAGTTTTTCGCCCCGATTGATCTGGTTTTTCGGTTTCTTCCTATATAATGTATAGTCGATTGAAAACAATCTGAAAAAGATAAAAAATATTTGAAAAGGGGTTGACAATTCATAAAAGATGAATTACAATAGAAACATCAAAAGGACAATAAACAATCCGACACAGATTATAGGAGGTCACATCATGAAAAAATATTTTGCCGTTTCTTTCAAGTATTCTGACAGCGTGTTTTGCTCCAATATCGCACACGCCGAAACCGCCGAAGCTGTCAACGCTTATTATTCAAATTATGAATGGTTCAGCGTTCGAGAGTGCGAAGATCACGAAATCGAAACCGCACGCCGCAAAGGTATGCCGATTGTAGAAATCGAAACCGCCGAAGCCCTTGAAGAGGTTAACGAGTTTGAAACACTCGCCGCCGAAGTGAGCGAAGACGGGGAAAAACAAGCCGCCGACACTGTTTTTTATATTAAAAATGGCTTTTTCCCGACATGGGCACAGGAACACCGCACAGACCCCGACAGAGGGTTGAAAGCTCACAGCACCGCCCACCGTTGGGCGCAGTACACCGCCGGAGAGATCACCCGAGAAAAGGCGGTTGAGCTTGCCACAAAGCGAGCTACAAAGGATATTGAAAAGAAGACCGCCGCAAAGCTCGCAAAGCTCGACAGAGTGAAAAACGCTCCCGATCTCGTTTTTATTTCGGTTTCTGTCGATTGGATAAAATCCCGTACATGGGGTTACAACCCGAGGGTTGAGATCAGAACCAACACCGGGACATTTTACGGAACGGCGAGTGGTTGCGGATATGATAAAGAAAGCGCCGCTATTGCAGACGCTTTGAACCAGTGCGACAGCGTGTTGAAAGCGTTGTATCAGTTGGAAGAAAGGGGGCTTTGTTCCGGGTTGAGCGATAAAAGCCCGATCGCCTGTACAGGGGTTGACAATAGAACGGTGTGCGGTTATGGCGCAGGCTATAGCATTTTACCGTATTTTGAAGGCGGTGTAGGTGCTTCGTGTTTCTGGTCTATTCTTAAAAATTGCGGTTTCAAAACATCTGTACATCACACAAAATACGCTGATTTCTACGAAATTACAAAGGAGGTCGCATAATATGAAAGCATTATACAAAGTATACGGAGACCGCCGCCCATGTGGGGCGGTCACTCTCTCAAATTGTTTCGGGTTGCTAGTATTCGAGCCAACCGAAGAAGATCGCCCCGATACCGATTTTATAACCGCTTGGAGCGGTACAGAGGGTAAAACATGGGGTTTTCATAGAAATAAGGTACACTATACCCCCTCCGGGCGTGCGTACCTTCGCAAAGGTTCTTTGCGGTTCTATTTTGACGAGATTATGAGAGTTTGAGGAGGTTTGAAAAATGAACATTAACGAAATTATGCGAGAGTTGGCGCAGTATATCCGATTGCAGGAAGAAGCCGCCGCAACAGTCGAAGCGTTGAAAGACCAGATAAAACAATACATGACGGAAAACCAGCTTGACACGCTCGCAGGTGATGAACACAAAGCAACATACAAAGCGGTTTCAAGCTCCCGAGTTGATACCGCCGCATTGAAACGAGATCACCCCGATATTGCAACGGCGTACACAAAAAAGACAGAAACAAAGCGCTTCACCTTTGCATAATGGGAGGGGGTGAAAATATGATACTTTTATATATTATCCTCGCTCCCTTTGTATTCCTGTGTGAGCTATTGAAAATCAGTAAATAATACATAACCGCCCCGGCTATATAGCCGGGGTTTTCTTTTGCCTTTTGTGCGGCACTGTGCGCCCCTGTATGGGGCTTTTATTGTATGGGGTTATACTTTCATAGCCGCCAGGTTGCGGCGTTCCTGTGCGCTCTGTGCCTGTCTTTTGGGTATATCCTTTTGACGGTTGCGGCGGTTGCTGTCAATAGTACCCCTTTTCCCTGTTTTGGGTGTACTGTCAAGCCGTTTCAATCCTATTGACAGCGGCGCACAGGTGCGGCGGCGTGTCGGCTTTCAGTCCCGGAGATCATACCCCCGGAGGGGGAACGCCGACAGCCGACCGAGCCGCAGGGAGTACGCTGAGTACCCCAAAATTTCAAAAAGAAACAAAAAGGACATTTAATTATCTCATTTGTATTGACATTCATCTTCGCTTGTGTTATAGTAATCTTACAGAGATAAAGGAGGTGCGTTATGGTACGCAATAATTTTGAACTCGATGTAAAAGTCAAGTGTCTTGAGGTTGGTATGAACCAGTTGACCCTTGCCGAGAAAATCGGCACTACAGGTCAATATGTAAATCGTATCACCAAGAAAAAGGACGGTATGATTAACAAGACCTTTGTTCAGATGATGGAAGCCCTTGGTTATGACATCGAGCTTACTTATGTGAAGCGAGAAGATTAACCGATAAGGAGGTGGGTACATGAAGGTCGGTTATGTACGAGTAAGCACCGCAGAGCAAAATCCGGCGAGACAGTTGGAACTTATGAAGTCCCTTGGTGTAGAGAAAATCTACCATGAGAAAATCAGTGGTAAAGACACCAACCGACCTCAGTTCAACGAAATGCTCTCATTCTTACGAGAGGGAGACACCTTGTATGTGGAGTCGTTCTCTCGATTGTCCCGAAGCACACGAGATTTGCTTTCCACTGTTGCAACGCTGACAGAGCGAGGTGTTGTTCTTGTCTCAGACAAGGAGAAGTTTGATACAGGAACACCTCAAGGGAAATTTGTTCTGACGGTGTTCGCCGCTCTTTCTGAATTTGAGCGTGAAAGTATTTTGGAAAGACAGCGTGAGGGTATCGAAATCGCAAAAGCGGAAGGAAAATATAAAGGTCGCAAGCCTATCCCTACTACAGAGAATTTCTTTACGGTAGCAAAGGCTTGGTCTGATGGGACTCTCACCCTCAAGGACGCTATCAAAGAGTCCGGGGTCTCCGAGTCAACCTTTTTCCGCAGGTGCAAACAATACGGTATTCGTAAAGCAGGTTAGTGTAGGAGGTGTAATCTATGTGTGGTATAATTGTTATCACAGCTTTACTAATCATTTTAGGCTTGTTAATGTTTTCCGCAGGACTTGAAATTCTTGCCCTAACGGCTTTGGTAATAGCAGGAGTCATAATAGCAATATTTCCTGCCATGAAGAAAGGAATGGGTAAGATGGCAATAACATTATGTGTTGTTTGTGGAATAATATTGGTAATCGGGACTATTTTCCTTGCAAACTCGCTTTACCATAAAAACAAACAGGATGTGGTAGATACTACCCCTGTCCTATCTCAAACAGATTGGGAAACAGTGTTTAGGGAAAATGAGTTCTCAGATGATGAAATATCCGAATACAAAGAAATCTTTGACGCAATAGGTATTTCCGATTATCACGATGTAGACATTCATGAGAACGGTATCATGCACATTGTAAGGGGTAAGGTTTACGACTCAAACGAACTACAACTCGATGTGACACTTGAAAACCGTAAAATCATATATGTTGCTTTGGCTGGAATACCCGATACAAAAACGGAAGCCTATATAAATTGGCGAGGAAAATTGAAATTCAAAACCGTTGGGACAACGACCTCGGTTGATTTGTACAGTGATACAGACGGTGGATATTTGGCGAAAGTAGATTGGGAAAACAAAACCATATCTGCTATAGAGTAATTATTGAAATGGCGCATGATTGCGAGAGCTTTTGGCTCAACCAGTCATGCGCTTTTTCTTTTTGGAGGTATTATGAAAAAACTACTTGAAACAATCCACAAGAAGACCCAAGGGGCGTTTTGTTTCCAGTCTTTTGAGGATTTGTATTACATGAGTCTGGAAGCTATGAAGACAGATGTTCCTCTCGGCGTAGAGTATTTGAAACTCTTGTCAGAGGAGTGTGAGAAAGCCATGTGTGATATGAGTCTGACAGAGGAACAGGTGCGAAAGCTCTATGATCTGCACAAGAGGGTTTGTCTGAAAGCCGCTCCTTATGACTTTGACTCATATCTGCTGTATGTCGAGTGGAACAGAGAACCCGATAAGAAGTTCTATCCCCCTCGTAGGAAAGTGCTGAAACAGGTGGTGGACGCACTGCAAGAGCTGGCTGACAATAAACTGGATTTGCTGGCAATCTCTCTCCCACCGGGCGCAGGTAAGACAACGATTGCGATTTTCTTTCTCACATGGCTTGCAGGTAAAATCCCTAACGACCCTATGTTGACAGGTTCACACTCTAACTCGTTTGTGCGAGGGGTGTATGATGAATGTCTAAGAATTATGGACGAGAACGGTGATTATCTGTGGCATGATGTGTTCCCACACATTAAGGTATCCAGTACCAATGCAAAGGATTGTCGTATTGACCTTGATAAGCGTCAGCGTTTTGAGACCTTGGAGTTTACATCTATTGGTACTGGTAACGCTGGTCTGTATCGTGCGGCAACCCTGCTCTACTGTGATGACTTGGTATCTGGTATTGAAGTTGCTCTGTCCAAGGAGCGATTGGACAAGCTGTGGGAGACCTACACCACTGACTTGAGACAGCGTAAAATCGGAGATCACTGTAAGGAGCTTCATATTGCAACTCGTTGGTCTGTGCATGATGTAATTGGCAGACTTGAGCGTGAGTACGGTGATAGCGACCGAGCAAAATTTATCGTCATTCCTGCTCTCGATGAAAATGACGAGTCCAATTTTGATTATGCCTATGGTGTGGGCTTCAACACTAAGTTCTACCATGAGCAGAGAAATATCATGGACAATGTGAGTTGGCGAGCTTTGTACATGAATGAGCCTATCGAGAGAGAAGGTCTTGTTTATGCCGAGGACGAGCTTCGCCGCTACTTTGAGCTTCCCGGAAATGAGCCGGACGCAATTATTGGGATTTGCGATACCAAGGATAAGGGTGCTGACTATGCGTTCCTTCCGGTTGCGTATGTGTTCGGACAGGACTACTATATTGACGATTGTGTTTGTGACAATGGGTTGCCCAATATCGTAGACGCTCGTTTGACCGAAATCCTTGTTCGAGATAAAGTGAAATCCTGTAGGTTTGAGTCCAACTCGGCAGGACGAAGGGTTGCTGAAAAGATACAGGAAGAGGTCAAGAAAAAGGGCGGCATTACCCATATCACGACCAAGTTCACCACCGCCAACAAGGAAACGAAGATCATCGTCAACAGCGCATGGGTCAAGGAGCATTGTCTGTTCAAAGACGCTTCCCTCTATCAGAAAAAGTCTGATTATGGAAAAATGATGAATATGCTCTGCTCTTACACTGTTGCTGGTAAGAACAAGCACGATGATGTTCCAGATGGTATGGCTATGTTGGCTGAATATGCTCAAAGTTTGAATGGACAGAAAATCGAAGTTTTCAAAAGACCTTGGTAATTCACAAATTCAACATAGTTTTCAACATTTTAGTTCTTAAAATAAGAATTACAACTTGACTTTTTTGAATTGAAATGTTATTATATCTGTGATAAGATAAAAGGTTAAAGTGGCGCATGATTGCGAGTAAGGCGAAAGTCCTACAAACAGTCATGCGCTATTTTTATTTTTCGAGGAAGGAGGAGAAATCATGGGAAATGTTGTTGATACCACCAAGCCTGTAAGTCAGACTCGACAAATGAGCGGCAGACGAGTTATCAAGTCCAGTGTGAAGAAAATCACTGAGCAAAATATCGTAGATGTCTTGCAAGCGGCTATGGCAGATCACAACCTAAACCGCAGTGAGATTGAATACCTGTGGAATTACTATCGTGGTAAACAACCTATTCTGAACCGTACAAAGGATGTTCGCCCGGAAATCTGTAACAGGATTGTAGAAAACAGAGCTAATGAGATTGTCTCCTTCAAGGTCGGGTATCTGTGTGGAGAACCCATTCAATATATCGGCAGGAACACCGATGAAGCTGTTACGGCTGGTATCACTGCTCTGAATGAACTTATGTTTGCGGAAGATAAGGCTACTCAAGACCAAGAGATTGTTGAGTGGCAGATGATTTGCGGAACAGCATTTCGTTTGGTTCTTCCCGATAATAGCTCAGAGGTAGACGAGTCTCCGTTTGAAATGTACACACTTGACCCTCGTGACACCTTTGTGGTGTATTCCAATGACATCGGAAGCAAACCTCTGATGGCTGTTAAATACAGTATTGACGAGAATGATGTGACCCACTACTCGGTTTATACCGAAAACTACTACTGGTTGATTGATGGGGACATTATCAACAGGGCTGAGTCTAAACCTCACGCCCTTGATACAATACCGATTTTCGAGTACCCGGCGAACAACGCTCGCCTTGGTTCTTTCGAAATCGTACTCCCTCTGCTGGACGCTATCAATAATGTAGAAAGTAATCGTATGGACGGTATCGAACAGTTCATACAGGCTTTTTGGAAATTCATTGGCTGTAACATCGACAAGCAGAAGTATAAGGAGTTCTTGGAGGAGGGTGCAATCCTCGTACCTCCTAACGACAATGGTGGAAATATTGATGTAGACCTTGTTGTTAAGGAACTCAACCAAGGGCAGACTCAGACTCTAAAAGACGATCTGTATACTGCTGTTCTTACCATCTGCGGTATGCCGAACAGGAATGGTGGTAGTTCCACCTCTGACACTGGTGCGGCTGTACTTCTGCGTGATGGTTGGTCTCTTGCCGAAGCGAGAGCCAAGGATAGCGAGCATATGTTCAAAAAGGCTGAGAAGAAAATGCTCAAGCTGGTTCTTCGTATTTGTAGAGACCTTGCTGACATTGACCTTCGTTTGAAGGACATTGACATGAAGTTTACTCGTAGGAATTACGAAGCCATTCAGAGCAAGTCTCAAGTGCTGGTGTCTATGCTACAGCAACCCAAAATCCATCCGCTTCTTGCTTTCTCTCATTGTGGTATGTTTACCGACCCGGAAAGTGCTTACACACTGAGTATGAAGCACTATGAAGAGGAGCAGGAAAAGGTAGCACAGCAGAACCCACTTCCAGATAATGACCCGGAAGATAAGTAATTTAAGCGGTTTTCCGCTTGGATATGGCGAGGGAACGCCTTAAAACGCAACATAGGGAGACAACCCTTCAAACAGACAGTAGTGTAGAGTGAACTACCGTAAAAACGCAAGGAGGAATTTTGTATGACTATCAAAGAATTGCTGGGTGACGCATACAAAGACGGTATGACGATGGAGGAAATCGAGACCGCTTTGGAAAATGTGTCCATGCCGGAGGATAACTCCGCAGAAATCGAACGACTGAAAAATGCACTGTCCAAGAGTAACAGCGAAGCCGCTGGTTATAAGAAGCAGTTGCGAGAGAAAATGACCGAAGATGAAAAGAAACAGCAGAAAGACCAAGAAGAGCGTGAGGAGTTGCAGTCCAAGTACGACAAGCTCCTGCGTAAGACTACTATCGCTGAGAACAAAGCGAAGCTGATTGGTCTTGGTTATGAAGAAACTCTTGCTACTGAGACTGCCGAAGCTATGGTAGACGGTGACAGTGAGAAGGTGTTTGCAAACCAGCAGAAGCATTTGGCTTCCTTTGAGAAGAAGGTTCGTGCAGAAGCCCTCAAAGATACACCGAAACCTACTCCCGATGGGAAAGACAAGCCTATGACACTGGAAAAGCTCAGAGAGCTTGACCCTATGGAGCGTCATAAGTTTGCCGTAGAACACCCGGAGGAATACAAAGAACTTTATGGAGGTAATGAATAATGGCACATACAATTTATGAAAACTTCTACCTTTCCAACGAGGTTGAAGATCAGTTCAATTCCCACCTCAATCTACAGCAGTTTTGTACTGTAGATAATAGTCTCGTGGGAGAACCCGGTATGACTCGTAAGATCAATGTCTACAAGGCTACCGATGGTACTGAGAAGCTGGCTATGGGTACTGGTAACAGCAAGTCTATTGAAGTTTCCTACGCAGAGAAGGAGTACAAAATTCAGCTCGCTCAGAACCGCTTTGAGTATTTTGACGAACAGGCTATGACCGACCCTATGCTTATTCCTGTTGGTGTGCGTCACATGGGTACGGATATGTTCAACACTGTCAATAAGGACATCTTTGCTGAGTTCAACAAGGCTACTCTTGCTGTTGAAGCGAAGACTTACGGCTTTGGCACTTTTGCTGACGCTGTAGCCAAGCTGAACCTTGAGCAGATTGAGGGCGTGAACATCTTTGGTTTCGTCAATGCGGCTGATATGGCGGCAATTCGTAAGGCTCTGAACGAAGACCTCAAGTATGTTGAGTCCTTCGCTCGTAACGGTTATGTCGGCACTGTGGCAGGTGTCAACCTGTACACCAAGAAGGACGCTGTGGCTGGCACTATCGTAATTGCTACCAAGGAAGCAGTTACCCTTTTCAATAAGAAGGGTGTTGAGATTGAGCAGATTGTCGGTAATCAGCGTTCTGAGACTGCGGCAAATATCCGTAAGAATACCATCTTCTCTCGTAAGTATTACCTTGCGGCTCTGACTGACGCTACCAAGGCAGTTATGATTACGGTTACTCCTTCTGTGTAATCGTAGGAAGGAGGACAGAAAATGTATAGAGTGGTAAGTGCTTTTTACGACACAAAGAACAACGATCATCTGTACAAGGTCGGTGACAAGTACCCTGTCTCCGGCAGTAAGCCGAACAAGGCTCGTATCGAAGAACTGGCTACCGATAAGAACAGTTTTAACAGGGTCTTTATCGAAGAGGTAAAGGATGATAGCTCTCCCGAGCCTACCGATGGAGTACCCACCAACGATGAAGTTCCCGAAGGGGACGCTAAGTGATTTTGAGAACAGGAGGTAGATAATATGACTCAAGACGAAAAGCTGACTGCGCTCAAGGCTATGGTCGGTACTTCCGACACTGACGATGTGTTGTCTACCTACCTTACTCTTGCCGGACGCAAAATCATAGCGAAAGCCTATCCGTTTCAAAACACAGTTACCGAAGTTCCTGTGCAGTACGAATACCTTCAAATCGAGATTGCCGCTTATATGCTGAATAAGCGAGGTGCGGAGGGTCAGACTTCTCACACCGAAAACGGCATTACCCGACAGTATGAAAACGCAGATGTACCAGCGTCTATGCTGAAAGCAATCGTACCTTTTTGTGGGGTGATTGCATGAGGTGTATGAACAGGAACAAGGTTAAATTCTTCTATGCCCTTTACCTTGATAAAGCTCCTATCAAGGATGATTATGGTAATGATACTGGCGAATATGAGGTGAAACATGGGTCTCCAATGGAGTTCTATGGTAATATCTCTGCCGCAAAGGGCGAAACGCAGACCCGACAATTTGGCGAAAATGAAATCTATGACAAAGTTATTGTGATGGATGAAAACGCCCCTCCCATTGACGAGTATTCCATTCTTTGGGTCGATAGTACACCCACTATCAAGGAAGACGGTACTACTGAGACTCCTCATGACTATATTGTAAAAAAAGTAGCCAAGAGTTTGAATGTGGTATCGGTTGCGATAAGCAAGGTGGTTGTCAGTGGGTAAAAAGGTAATCTCTTTTGGGTTGTCTGTGGGAGAAATAAACAGGGCTATCAAGGAGCTTGAGCGATATAAGCAGGATATTATTCGTAAGTCCGAGCTTCTTCAACAGAAGGTCGCTGAAAAAATTGAAAGCCTTGTTAAGAATGGTTTCGATGGTGCTATCGTTGATGATCTGACTGCGGACAGCGGCGGCGCAAGAAAAGCAAATGTGCAGGTTTCTATTGATGAACGAGACAATGTATCGGTCATTATTGCCGCTGGTGAAGACGCAGTATGGGTTGAGTTCGGCGCAGGTGTGTATCACAATGGTTCGGCTGGTGGTTCACCTCACCCGGACGGTACTAAGCTCGGTTTTACTATCGGCAGTTATGGTAAAGGGATGGGTAAGAGACCTGCTTGGGGGTTCTATGAAGACGGGGAACTTCGTATCACACATGGTACTCCGGCAACCATGCCTATGTACAATGCCATGAAAACAGTTTGTAGTGAAATTGATAGTATCGCAAGGGAGGTGTTCAAATGATTGATATGGAAACAGAGATTTTTAACGAAGTGTCTAAACAGGTTCGGACAAAATATCCGAAAATTTTTATGACAGGTGAGTATGTAAAATCTCCTTCTTCCTTCCCTTGCGTGTCACTGGTTGAGGTTGATAACGCAACCTTCCGAAACAGTCAGACCAGCGACAGCAAAGAAAATCATGTTGCTGTCATATATGAACTGAATGTTTACAGCAATAAAACAAAGGGCAAAAAGGCTGAGTGTAAAGAGATTGTATCATTCGTTGATGAACTCATGGCGAATTTGAATTTCACAAGACTCATGCTACAACCTGTTCCGAACCAAAATGACGCAACCGTTTACCGTATTCTCGGTCGATACCGAGCGGTGATTTCAAAAAACAATACCATATATAGGAGGTAAAAATCATGGCAATTTCTACTTATAAGGTTTTCCTCATGAAGAAGGAAAGTGCCGGGTCTACTTGGAAAAAGCTCGTTGATATTAAGGATTTTCCCGACCTTGGCGGTTCTCCCGAAATGCTGGAAACCACTACACTGTCTGACAATATGCAGACTTATATCCCCGGCGTTCAGAGTCTTGACGCTCTGGAATTTACCGCAAACTACACCAAGACTGACTTTGACTCTCTGAAAGCTCTTGAGAACAAGGAGGACGAGTACGCAGTATGGTTTGGTGGCACTGCTGGTGGTGATACCATTACCCCGGACGGTAAGGACGGTAAGTTCAAGTTTAAGGGACAGCTTTCCGTATACCCTGTCGGCGGCGGTGTGAATGAGGTTGTCGATATGAAAATCACTATCGCACCTTCTACACCTATTACCGTTGACTCAGAAGTTTAATCATTAAAAACAGGAGGACAGAAAAATGGCAAAACAGTTGATTTTCACTTATGAGGACAAGGAGTACACCTTGGAGTATAACCGCAGAACCGTAGCAGAAATGGAGAGAAAGGGCTTTGTTGCTTCCGATATTACGGACAAGCCTATGACTTGTCTCCCTGCTCTGTTCGCAGGTGCGTTCCTCGCACATCACCGCTTCGTTAAGGAAGAGGTTATTGACAAAATCTATTCCAAACTTACCAAGAAAGAAGACCTTATCGGCAAGCTGGCAGAAATGTACAACGAGCCGATCATGGCTCTCGTTGAAGAGCCTGAGGAAGACAAGGGAAACTTGAACTGGACAGCAACTTGGTAAGTGACTTGCTGTCCTCCACTGAGGGGAGTGGTGGTATTTCTGCCACTGCTCCCCTCTTAACTTACACCGAAAAATTCAATGAGTTGTTCCCCCATTATCTCTCCATCGGCATGACCGAGGAACAGTATTGGGATAAGGATTGTATGCTTGTAGTAGCATATCGAAAAGCGGAAGAACTCAGAACCGACCGGAAAAATCAAGAAATGTGGTTACAAGGTGCATATATCTATGACGCTATATGCCGAGTGTCCCCTATACTTCATGCTTTTGCCAAAAAAGGGACAAAACCTGTTCCGTACATGGAAGAAGCGTATGCTCTCACAGAAAAGCAAGCGGAAGTCAAGGAAGAAGGCAAGGCGAAGGCTGTTTTCGACAAGGGCAAGAAAATGATTGAAGGGTTCATGACAAGCCACAATAAAAAATTCGAAGGGAAGTGAGAAAATGTCTACGACAATCGAACAGTTGGAACTTGAGGTACAATCCAATTCCACATCTGCGGTCAGCGGCATAGAAGCTCTTGCTTCCTCTCTTGGTAAGTTGAAAAACGCCACTAAAGGCGGCGTTGGTTTGACTGCTGTTGCAAAACAGCTCACTACTCTGAATAGTGCTTTGGAAAAGGTTTCTGCCGCAAACGCCGACACCTTGAACAAGCTCTCTTCGAGTCTCGGTTCTCTTGCTTCCCTCAAAGGCGTTAAGCTGTCTCCTACTATCAGCAAGCGAATTGTTGAAATCGGAGACGCTATGAGTCAGTTGGAAGGAAAGAACTACGAAAAAGTAATTTCTCAAATTGAGAGATTGAGTAATTCGTTGGCTACCCTCTCCGTTGCTTCTCAAGGGATTTCTGGCAAACGAATTAACGGTATCGGTAATATTGCTCGATTGGCGAATGACACAAACGCTCTTGCGAAAGCAAACGACAGAGCAAGTCAGAGTTATGCTCGATTGGCGGCTAAATTGACAGCAGTTGGTATAGCTCTGAAACAAAGCATGGGTTTCTTGGCGAAGTGCGTAAACAAGACAAATGAGTATATCGAGAACATGAACCTATTTTCGGTTTCTATGGGCGAATTTGCCGAAGAAGCTGAAAGATACGCACAAAAAGTGGGCGAGGTCATGGGTATTAACCCGGGCGAGTTCATGCGTAATCAAGGTATTTTCATGACTCTTGCGAAGGGCTTTGGTGTTGCCGCCGATAGAGCGCACACCATGAGCCAAAACCTTACTCAGCTCGGTTACGATCTATCTTCGTTTTATAATCTGCCGATAGAAGAAACCATGCTCAAGGTTCGTTCTGCTCTTTCCGGCGAACTTGAACCTCTGCGTAACCTTGGTTATGACCTCTCTGTGGCAAGACTACAACAGGAAGCGTACACTCTTGGTATTTCAAAAAAAGTAAACGCCATGACACAGGCTGAAAAGGCTGAGTTGCGTTACTACACAATCATGAAGCAGGTTGATTGGGCGCATGGTGATATGGCTCGTACTTTGGAAGCACCTGCAAACCAGCTTCGTATTTTGAAAGCGCAGATTGAGCAGTGTGCGATTGCATGGGGAAATTTGTTCCTTCCTGTCCTAAAGGCTGTGTTGCCATATATTATTGCTGTAACGAAAGCACTTCGGATTGTTGCTGAAATTATCGCAGGTCTGTTTGGTGTTGAGCTTCCTAAGTTTGACACCGGGAATACTGGCGTAGGTGGTTTGGCGAGCGGTGCTGGTGAAGCGGCAGACAATCTTGGTGACGCAACTAAAAAGGCAAAAGAGCTGAAAAACGCTCTCCTTGGTATTGACGAACTGAATGTGATTTCCCCTCCCGAAGACTCAAAGGGCGGTGCTGGCGGTATCGGAGATATTGGCGGCGGTGGAGGACTCGGTTTCGAACTGCCTACCTATGATTTCATAGGTGACGCTGTAAACAAGCAAGTCGATGAAATCATGAAAAAGCTACAACCTTTCCTTGATTGGGTGAGAGAAAATATCACCGAAATCTTGGCTGGTGTGTTGGCTATCGGTGCGGCTTTCCTTGCGTGGAAGATTGCCAAAAATGTCCTAAGAGCGTTGGAATGGCTCTCCACTCTAAAGGGCTTCAATATTATGGGTAGTATTGCATTTAAGATTACAGGTTTGGGCTTGTTCTTGGACGCATGGAACACCATGAAGAAGCCATTCAAGACATTATCGAAAATGGGGCTAACTTCACCAATGTGACAAAGCTAATTGGTGGATTTGCGGAAGCACTCGGAGCGTCCTTCCTGTTGTTTGGTAATGTGAAACTCGGTGGAGCGTCCTTGGTGATTGCTGGCGTGGCTGGTATCGTTTCTGATATTAGCGATATTGTAAAAAATGGTCTTAATTGGGACAATGCTCTGTCGATGGTAAAGAACCTCGGCTTGTTTATCAGCGGGATCGGTTTTCTTTTCATGAAGGACTTCAAGCTGGCAGGTATCGGTTTGATGATTAGCGGTGCTTCTTTGGTTGTAGAAAATCTAAAGGGTTTGATTACCGCCATTAAGACAGGCGATTGGTCTGATTTCGATGTGATTGAAACAGCTTCCGGCGCACTCCTTCTTATCGGTGGGTTCATTCTTACACTGAAAAAACTGGATGATTTGAAGGAAAAAGCCGATGTCGGTAAACAGGCAGTCGAAGCCATTCAAACTGTGACAACTACTACTTCTGACCTTGACACCACTGTCAGCACAAAGTTGTCTCCAAACCTAACCTCTCTTGTAAAAAACATCGGTATGGGAGTTCTTATACTCGGTGAAGTTGCGGCAGGTGCGGTGATTTTTGCTGGTGCAATCGCTGTTGTTGGTTGGGAACTTGGTAAGGCGGCAGACGCATGGCAACCTGTAATTGAAAACGCAGGTACAGTGGCAATCGCAATCGGTGTCGGCACTGGCTTGTTGGCTGGTGTTGGCGGTGCAACCTACGCACTTGGTTCTGTAGGAAAAACAGCGGCTGTCAACATCGGTATCGGTACAGCTATTTTGGCTGAACTTGGTGTTGCCGCAGGTCTGTTTATCGTTGAAATTTGGGCAATCGGTAAGGGCTTGGACGAAATAGGAAAGGCTTGGCAACCTGTTCTCAATAACGGTGAAACGATTGCTACAGGTATCGGCATAGGTACTGGCTTGCTTGTTGGTATCGGTGTTGTGACTGCGGCTCTTGGGGCGGCTACCGTAGCTTCCGCAGGATTGCTCCCTGTAGCGATTGGGCTTGGTACAGCTATTCTTGTTGAGCTTGCGGCGGCGTTCATTCTATTCAATGAAAGCCTTGTTAATGTTGCGGACGAGCTGAATTATAAGCTCGCTCCTTCACTGCGAGGATTGAACGAGAAGCTACCGACCCTCACCTCTGATATGTCCTCTTTCGTTGATTTTATGGGTGATTTTGCTGGTGAAGTCGTAGACTATACCAAACACAGTGCTATCGCTGGTTTGTCTGCAACCATTGATACAATCGTTGGTTGGTTTACAGCAGACCCGATTGACAAACTGGCTTCCGATGTTGAGGACATTTCCGATCAGACGAGTGACCTAAACGAGAAGCTAAGGGTAGCTGTCCCGGAACTGCAAACTGCAATCGACCTTCTACGCAAGTACAAGGGCTTCTTGTCTGAAATGGAAAGCCTTACAAACAGTAGTGTGAACCTCTCCACTGGAATGTTTGTGAACATGAAGGAAGTCGGTCAAAAGCTCGTAACTGGTTTCGTTGATGGTATCAAATCCAAATCTTCTGATTTCAGTAATGCCGGAAAGGAACTCGTAAATGGGTTCAAGACCAGCGTGACGAGCAGTGCCGAAACCTGCAAATCTACTATGATTGCATGGGCAAGTAATGTGAAGAACTGGTTCACACAGAGCAGTTTTGGCGGTATCAATCGTGTTACCTTCCAAAATTACGGAAAGGACATCACATCCGGGTTTAATACAGGTGTGTCGAGTTCTTATCCGAGTTCGAGGTCGAGTGTAACCGCATGGGCTTCCAACATCAAACAGTGGTTCACAGGTAATAGTTTCGGCGCAATCAACAGAACAACCTTCCAGAATTACGCCAAGGACATTGTAGGTGGGTTCGGAAACGGTATCTCGCAGTCCTCCAATGCTTCTAAAACAAGCATGGTGACATGGGCAACCAATGTAAAGAATTGGTTCAGTGAAAAGGCTTCTCGCAGTGTCTTCTATGATATTGCAAGAGATGTTGTATCTGGATTTAACTCTGGTATCAATGACCTGTATGACACTTCTCGCCGTTATATGCAGAAGTGGGCGAGTGACGCTATTGCGGCATTTAAGCAAGAGCTTGACTCCCATTCCCCTTCGAGAGTATTTGAAGGGATTGCTGGTGATACGGTACTCGGCTATAACCTCGGTATCGCAAATCTTGGTAAGTCCACAAACGGCGTTGTGGCTGATTGGGTGAAATCTTTCACCAGTGTAAGCCCTGTAATGAGCTTTGCCGTTGATACCTCTGCTCTGAGGTATTACAGCAGTGACTCGTTTGCCAAGACTGTATCTGCTGATGTCACAACCACAAGGAATTATCCTGTGACCGGGTTTAAGGAAGGTATGGAAGAGTTCTATCGTGAGTATGTCGAGCCTACTCTGACTCAAATGGCAGATGATATGCGTAGACAGGCTGATAAGAACGAACAGACCGTTGTTCAGATTGGCAACCGTACCGTATCTGACGCTGTAACCACACAGAGAAAAGCCAACGGCTATGTATTTGTAAGATGAAGGAGGTAAGGTAATGTCTTATATTGCCATAAACGGTTATGAGCTACCTCCTCCGAAGCGAGGAGTACGCCCTATCGTGACAACGGTAGTGGACGCTGGCAGAAATGCCAACGGTGCAGTAGTAGGTCAGCGTGTGGGTCGAGATCAGTACAAGATTGATGGTCTTGAGTGGTCTTGGCTCACCGCTGAACAGTGGAGTCGCATACTGAGTGCGCTCAGTGGTTTCTTCGTATATGTAACCTTTGTTGACCCTGTATCTAATTCCCGGAAGACAATCAAAATGTACCCGGGAGACAGAACGGCTGAACCGTATTGGGTCGATAAAAACGGAAAACCTACCCACTACCGAAATTGCAAGGTGAATTTGATTGACTGTGGAGAGTAAGGAGGTAAATCATGCAAAGAGTCTCAAAAGCGTATAAGGAAAGCATGAAGTCCTCCCTGCGAGAGAGAGCCTATATCATGATCTCTTTCGGACTCGTAAACCAAGAAGCACAGGCAAAAGCAAAAATCGAAAAGGGCGAGTTTGCGTATTACACAAACACCGAAAATATCTTTGGTGAAAAGAGTGATGATACGATTTACGCAACCCTTGAAGAAAATTTTACCAAGGTTGATGGTTCGATGTTCTTCCTTCCGAGGAAGAACCTCTCGAACTCCTACCTTGATACAGGTCTTATCAGTGAAAAGCTCGTATCTCAAGCAATCTTTGAGCTGACAATCAATTTGAACATCGTTGCTACTGATTTTAAGGGAGTTACAATCAATTTCGGAGAAAATTACCCTGTTGACTTCGATATGGTGAGTAGTAGCGGACAGGTTATTCAATTCAGAAATAATACGGCGGCTATATTTACCACCGAAGAAGTTCTGACAAACACTACGCAAGTAAAGCTCGTAGTGTACCGCATGAAAAACCCTCAGAGCAGACTCCGCATTTATTCCATTCGTTTCGGATATGGACTGGTGTACTACAACCAAGATGTTATGAGTTCTTCTCTTGAAAGCTATGTATCGCCTATCGGTGCGGATGTTCCTCAGATTGACTTCACTGTACAGCTAAAAAACTACGACCACTACTTTAATGTAGACAACCCGAAATCCGCAATCAACTTCCTTGAAACTGGACAGGAAATGGAAATCTACTACGGCTACCAGCTCCCGGACACAGGGGAAATTGAATGGATAATTGGAAATCGCCTGTTGTGTTCCGAGTGGGAGTCGGACGATTATACGGCTACAATTCGTTGTCAAGACATCTTCCGAAACATGGACTCGGAGTTCTACAGAGGTATGTACAACAGCAGTGGTGTCAGCTACTTTGCGCTGACTGAAATGGTTCTAAAAGACGCTGGTTTTACAGATTATTATATCGACCCTCAGTTGAAAAACCTGTTCACAAAGAACCCCATCCCAAGGGTACAGCACAAGGAAGCACTACAGATTATCGCCAACGCTTGTCGTTGCGTTTTGTCTCAGACAAGACATGGTACTATTCAGATCAAATCGTCTTTTGTACCTAAAGCAAGCGCAAGCGCAAAAACGGAAGCAAGCTATTCCCATATCGCAAACATCATGGATGGTTCGAAAAAGGACGAATACGCTACTCTGTCTACCAATTATACAACGGCAGACGGTACGATGTACTTCCTACCTCGTAATGGGAAAGGCACTCTCAATACAGGTTTTGTATCTGCTGAAATATCCAACGAACAGGGTGTATTCAGTAGTAACCCCGTGGTGACAATCAAACAGGAAGTCGCAAGTATGTACTACGGCGCAAGGTTTGATTTCGGAAATGCGCTTCCTGCGGCTTTCACCATCCGCACATATAATGACGGTCAGCTCGTTACAGAGTACGAAGTTGGGGAAAACGAGATTGAAAAAACAACGGTTCTTCATAATGAGTTCTACGACTTCGACACCTTGACGATTGAGTTCACAAAAACGGCTGAACCGTTCAACCGCATTGTGCTGAACAATTTCAGTTTCGGTGATATTACCAGCTTCACAATGACTCGTAATGATATGACTTCTTCCCCTAAAGCAATCAAGCAGGAACTTGTGAAAGAGGTTATCGTCCCCTGTTACAGCTATCAGAATAGTACACAGGAGGAGAACCTTGTCAGTGAGGAAGTCAATGTAAAAGCAGGTGATGTGCAAACCTTCTTCATTGGAGAACCTTCCTACAATTTCCGAGCAACCCTGCAAGATACCGCAGGTGGTGTCTCGATTGTGGATTGGGGCAACTACTATGTGAAGGTCAAATATAGCGTAGCCGGAAAGTACCGTTTGGAAATCTTCGGTTATCGCTACAAAATCGTTGAGCAGTACGCTATCAAAACGCTCAACAACCGAGGGAAAACAATCAAATGGGAAAACCCTCTCATGTCGGATATTCAGATGGCTACAGACCTTGCCGAATGGCTTGGTGCGTATTACAAATCTGGTATTGAATACGAGTACAACACAAGAGGAAACCCGGAAATTGATGTGAACGATATTGTTTATCAAGAAAACGAGTTCCATGACGGTATGAAGGTGAACATTTATCGTCAGACCCTTGGGTTCAATCAAAGTTTCTCGGGCAAGGTCACTGCTCGAAGGATAGGAGGGTAGTCATGGCTTGGATAAATCCTAAAATAGATTGGCATGGTTCTACTGACTCTGAGGGGAATTATATCGGGGATAGATTTAATGCGGCTGATTTCAACCGCATTAAAAACAATCTCGACCATCTTCGCAATATGGCAATCAAGCTCTATGACGAATTTTCAATCGTTTCCCTCGGTGTTGACCGAACCCCGGCTGATTACTTTTATGCTGACGAAATCAATCAGCTTGAGGAAAATCTAAAAACAGTGAACAATCGCTCCCTGCGTATGGAATATGGTTCTCCACCCATTTATGTTGACAACGGAAACACTATGGACTTCTACGAACTCAACAGATTGGAAGGAGCTATCCTCGATCTCTACGATAAATTGTCGAACGAGATTGAAGGGAGACGAATGTTCACATGGAATTTTGGAATGAAAGGAGGAGACCTGTAAATGGCTTGGGAATTGCTACCTGTAAATTACACTGACGCTGTTTGGAATGGTCTGAAAAAGTACAATACGGTGAACAACCCGGACGGTACTGTATCTTTCCAAGATGTAACAGTGTATACAAACAAGGAGAACTCTTTCTTCGGTGCGAAAGAAGCAAACCGAATGAACGAAGCTCTAAATACGCTCATGTCTATGGCGGAAAATGGAACTGACCTTTACACCGCTTTTCAGAATTATTTCAACACTCAGAAAGGCTTGTTCGAAGATAGTGCTTCTACTACTCAACAGGAATTTGTGAAGTATGTGGATAATCTGAAAGTCGAGGGTGATAAGGTGGTTGAGACCATCAAAACGGATTATCGACAGGAAATCACCACATTTGAAAATCAGCAAGAAGAGTTGTTCAACACATGGTTCAATTTTATCAAAAACCAGCTTGGACAGGATGTTGCCGGAAACCTACAAAATCAGATTGAAAAGCTGGACACTAAAACGGACGGTTTTGAAGCTCGTAACACTGTGTTTTCTAAAGATGGAAAAACCATTACCGAGACATACGGCACAAAGAAAATCGAGACTACTTTCGTTTCTGAAAACACTATCATTCAAAAGCTCTATGAGAGTGATGTTGTATCTCTCACAAAGACAGTAACCTTCGGTGCTGACGGAACGACAATAAAGGAGGATGTTAAATAATGAGTTGGGCAGAAGCAAAATGGGTTGTAGATAGCCTGTTGCAGAAAACAGGTCAAGCCCCAAACAACATGAGAGCGTTTACGGCGTTCTCTGTTTCCAAGACCAGTGTTGGTCTGAAATTCTTAGAACCTGCCGACAGCTATGATAGTGCAGGAAACCTGCTCTGTTCTGTCGGTGGTGTCATGGTACGCATGAGTGAAACTGATTACCCGGCAAGCCCTTCTGACGGTACGCTGGTTGTGGACAACAAGGTACTCGGTAAGTATGAAACTACTGAGTTTGTTGTAAACAGTCTTGTGGAAGGTAGAAAATACTATTTCTCGGCTTTTCCTTATTCCACCCAAGGAGTATACAATCTGTCTTCCAATGCTGGAAACAGGGCGGTTGCTTCTCCTGCGGATGGAGAGACTGCAAATGTTACCATTACGATTGACGATCCTTCGTCTTTCACCAGCGTAAATGTCACCTGTGTAGATGAAACGAATGGTAACGCTACTAAGAGTGTGACGCTCACAGCGTCCAAGAGAACCGCTTCTTTCGTAGTTCCTATCGGTGACACCTATCACATCGAATATGGTGCGGCAGATGGTTATAGTAAGCCGGACAACACCTCTCCGAAGGTTTCCGTAGCTGGTGCAACCACTCAGTACAACGCAACCTACTACTTCTTCACTGCGACCATTGATGTCACCTATCCTGCTGGGGCTACACTTACTTGCACCCTTGATGATACAGTCTATACCGCACCTTCTACCACTGGTAGACACCAGTTCAAGGTACACAAGGTAGGCACTTGGACTATCAAGGCTACGCAAGGAGCTGAAAGCGAAAGCAAGCAGGTTTCCATCACATCGAGTGGACAGAGTGAAAGCATTGAGTTGTCTTTCGTAAAAATCTTCGGTATCAGTAGAGATATTACCGCTTCCTCCCCGGCATGGGCAAGAACTGATATGGCAGTTGGTATGACTGCAAAGGCTTCTGTTGGCACAAGCGCAGGTAAGAGTGACTTCGATAAGGTTATGCCTTGGAAGGGGATTGTCCGTCAGAACATTGGTTCTGATGTGATGGTAAAAATCCCTAAGTTCTATTATCAGCGCAATCGTAGTGGAAACATCGAGCATATCCGTATTGCGGACAAGCCTAAGAGTGGCTTCAAGGTACACCCTCTGTTCACCCACAATGGTAAGGAAAGCGAGTATGCCTATATTGGAGCATACAAAACTTCCAGTAATAACAGGTCGGTGTCCGGGGCAAGTCCGCAGGTCAATCAAACAAGAGCAACCATGCGTAATAACGCCAAGGCAAAGGGCGCAGGTTGGAGCTTGATGGATGTTGCCGCCCTCTCCGCTATTCAAATGCTCATGTTGGTCGAGTACGCCGACAACAACACACAGAAGGTCATTGGTCGTGGTTACTGTGACGGTAACAGCGGTGCGTTGCAGACAGGTTCTTGCAACAATGTGCCGGGTCTCACTGGTAGACCTGCCGGAACTGACGGTAAGGTTGATGTAATCTATCGTGGCATTGAGGGTATTTGGGGTAATGTGTACGAGTGGGTTGACGGTGTAAACTTCAACAACGGCACATATTATGTGTGCAACGATCAGTCGAAGTATGCTGACGATACTTCCACTGGCTACACTGCTCTCTCTTTCAAAGCACCTACAAATCTTGGTGGTTATATCACAGGAGAAGGTCTTGATACAGGAGCAAACGCCCATGTCTTTCTTCCTACTGCCGCAAGTGGTGGCAGTGAGACCACACACTTCTGTGACTATGCGTACACCTCTACAGGTTGGAGGGTGTTTCTACACGGCGGTGCTTGGAATAATGGCTCGCCATGCGGTCTGTTCTATGCGAGTTTGCACTACACTTCGTCCGCTTCGTCCTCGTACTTTGGCTCTCGCCTGCTTTATATCCCCTCCTAAGGGGGTGTGGGGGATTTCTCCCCCACATAAGTGGGTGAACTATACACGATGAAGAAATTGAACTTATAAGTTAACAAGGCGAACAGTAAAGCGAGTGTTTCAACACGGCGGTAATTGGAATAATGGCTCGAAATGCGGTCTGTTCTATGCGAATTTGAACAACACTTCGTCCAATTCGAACTCGAACATTGGCTCTCGCCTACTTTTGTTAAATTGCGAAATCTTAAAATACTGTATCGCCGTACCCATTGGTAAAAAATTGTTTGGAGGGATGGGGTTAGTAGGTTCACTCTCGAAAGCCCCATAAGAAACAAAAGCATGAAAAGAATTGGTTTCCTATACGAACAGGTGGTTTCAGTAGAAAATTGCAGACAAGCTATCCTAAACGCTTCTCAACGCAAGAAAAACAGAGAAAAAGTAAAACACATTTTGGATAACTTGGACTACTATGCAAACGATCTGTCTGAGAGATTGGTTCGGATAGACTTCCTCACACCTTATACACGCCGTATCATCAAAGATGGTCTGTCCGGGAAAGAGAGGGAACTTCAAATCCCTTCCTTCTACCCCGACCAGTGCGCCCATCATGCAATCATACAAATTCTAAAGCCGATTATTGAGAAATCGTCTTACCATTGGAGTTGTGCCAATATCCCGAATAGGGGTATTGACCTTGCTTGCAAGGGCGTTGAGAAAGCTACTATGAGGGACAAGAAACACGCTAAATATTGCGTAAAGATGGACATAAGTAAGTTCTATCCTTCAATCCCACACGATAAACTGAAAGCTCGTCTGAGACAGAAAATAAAGGACGAGAAAGCACTACGATTGATTTATGCGGTCATTGACTCCCATAAGCCGGGACTACCGATAGGAAATTATACTTCCCCTTGGCTGGCAGAGTTTTTCCTACAACCGCTGGACTATCGTATCAAACAGAAACACCATATCCGATATTATGTGCGTTATGCCGATGATTTGGTTTTGGTGGATAACAACAAGCGAAAACTGCGAAAAGCACTGTATGACATCTGCGATTTTGTGCATGAGCTTGGTATGAACATCAAACACGACTACCAGTTATTTCGTATTCAGCGAAGTAGCACTGATAGAAAGCACCCGAAAGGCAGGAAAATAGACTTTGTTGGTAGATGTTTTGGTATTGGTTTCACCACTATTCGCAAAAGACGAGCGTTGGCTCTCATGCGGCAAAGCCGATATATTCAGAAACTACAGAGTCGAAATCGCCCGGTATCATACAAAATTGCTTCCGGGTTCATGTCTCGCTGTTCGTGCTTCAAGCACACAAATTCAAATGGTCTGAAAAAGAAATATTATGACACAGTAAATATTCAAAAACTAAAGGAGGTAATCAGTAATGAGAGTAAGAGGAAATGTCTCGCCCGGTGTGCTTCATATTGAACCCTATCATCCTATGGATGGGTATGTGGAGGTGCGTGTTCGTGAAAACATCAACACTCTGCAAATCACCGATGAAGTCAGCAAACAGCCTGTGACGATGTACGAGTATGACGAATACACCTTCATTCTGCCGGAGCGTTCCGATCTGGAAGCGGACATTAAGGCGAATATGACCGATTGGCTTGTCACTGGCAGAACCCTTGAAGTAAATGAGGGCGCAAGTATTGTACAGGACATGAAAGCCGCACTGGAAATTTTGGGGGTGAAGGAAAATGCGTAAATGGGAAATCGCCGCTATCAAGCGCAAGAAAGAAATTGATATTGCCGATGAAAAAGCAACCGACCTTGACATTATCGTAACGGAAGTCATGAAGTTGCCTTACGGTCAGCTCAAGAAGGTGTTGACACCTGCTGTTATGGAAGTTTTGAAAAAATACGGTTACATCGAGGTGTAACACAAAGGAGAAGACACATGGTTTCTGAAATGACACTCATAGTTAGCATTGTGGGTGCAGTGTTTGCAAGTACCGGGTTTTGGACGTTCCTCACTTTTCTCATTCAGAGGAAAGATAAAAAGGACAACCCTCAAGCGAAAATGCTCAAAGGGCTTGGACACGACCGCATTTGTTACCTTGGCTCTTGTTACATAAAACAGGGAGCTATCACAAAGGATGATTACGAAAATCTCCATGATTATTTGTATCTTCCTTATCGTGAATTAGGTGGCAACGGCACTGCTGAAAAAATCATGAAGGAGGTAGACAAGCTACCTCTCGTAAAGGAGGAATAAAGATGGCTTACACAAATAGTCCACTGGTGAAATACACCAAGCTATCACCGAACCACTCTGGCAAGAGAACTCATAGTATTGACCGTATCACCCCTCACTGCGTTGTGGGACAGCTCTCAGCAGAGAGTATTTGCGCCTGTTTCCCTGCCGGAAGGGGAGCAAGCTGTAACTACGGTATCGGGTATGATGGAAAGATTTCTCTCTGTGTTGAGGAGAAGAACCGTTCTTGGTGTTCTTCCAGCCCTGCCAACGATCAGAGGGCAATCACCATCGAGTGTGCGTCCGATAAGACACACCCTTACGCTATGAACAGTAATGTTTACAAGTCTCTTGTGAACCTCTGCGTTGACATCTGCAAGCGTAACGGCAAGCGTAAGCTCTTGTGGCTCGGTGACAAGAACAAGACCCTCAATTATACCCCGAAGAGTGACGAAATGGTACTTACCGTACACCGTTGGTTCGCCAACAAAGCCTGTCCGGGCGATTGGCTCTATACAAGGCTCGGAAATCTCGCCACAGAGGTAACTCAGCGGCTCTCTGAGGGCGGTAATACTTCTGGTGGTGTAATCGTCCACCCGACAAAGAAAACGCTCTACAGAGTGCGTAGGAGCTGGTCTGACGCAAAGAGTCAGATAGGTGCATACTCTGTACTGGAAAATGCCAAAGCAAAGGCTGACGCAAACCCCGGCTACAAGGTATTCGATGATGAAGGTAATGTGGTTTGGGAAAAGGACAAGCCTACCGCTTTCAAACCGTACAAGGTGCAGATTACAACTTCTGCTCTGAATATCCGCAAGGGCGCAGGTACGAACTATGCCGTAAGCGGCTCTATCAGAGACAGGGGTGTTTACACCATCGTTGCTGAGAAAGACGGTTGGGGCAAGCTGAAATCCGGGGCTGGTTGGATTTCTCTTGCTTACACAAAGAAGCTCTAATGAGTAGGCGCAGGAGAAGACGAAAGCAGAAACCCCATGCGGAGTTTTCAAAAAAGATTATGGTTGTGGTCTTCATCATAAACATTGTGGTTATTGCTTTCACCCTTGTTATGGTATGGCGCACCTGTGATCTCTCTCCCTTGGCGTACCTCATACCAGCAGTGGCGGCAGAAACCGCTACAGGTACAGGTTTCTATTACACCAAAGCAAAAGTCGAAAACCGCATAAAGCTCATGAAGCGATATAAGGTTGACCCGACAGAACAATCATTCACAGAACAAGGAGGATATTCAAATGGTTGATTTGACTCAGATTATTGTTGCAGTATTGTCCCTTATGCTTTCTCTCGTTTCCGCTTTTCTTATCCCATATATCAAAGAAAAGGTCACTGCGGAACAGTTCGCTACGATCAAGTTGTGGGTAAAGGTTGCTGTACAGGCGGCAGAAATGCTTTATGTCGGCAGTGGTCGTGGCGAAGAAAAGAAGAAATATGTGGTTGAGTTCCTTAACAGTAAGGGCTTCACTTTGAATACCGAGGAAATTGACAACCTCATTGAAGCCGCTGTGTTGGAACTGAAACAGGAGAACAAGTAGTTAAAGTAGTGGAAAACAAGGTTTTGCGTATAACTTTTGCTTAATGCGTGCGTACTAAGAGAAGTTTACCGCAAAATGCTTAGAACAGCTACTTTAACTACTTGAACAAGAAAAAGAGGAAGCAGGTATTAACCCACTTCCTCTATATCAACAACAAATCCAAAGCAGTGTTTTATGAAAAACACTGTGTTCGGATTTGCACCTTTTGGTGGAGCGAAACACGCAATATCCGAACACTCAAGCGTGGCTG